ACCCCTCACTCAAAACCAAAGGCTCAGCCTATTTTTAGTGCTACTTCTCAAAGTGAATTTGTAGCACCTCATTTTGATACCGTTATGGATGCACCGAGCATGAGTTCCGCATTTTAAATTAATATTTTTTTAATATCTAAAATAAATTTATTTATAAGAATTTTTATCTTTATAAATAATATATAATGTTGAAAGCCACACAATCCTCTAATTATGTTTCTAATAAAGTGATCGCAGTTAAACCAGAAGCACAGGTACCCTATGGAGATAATCAGTCGGATAATGTTTCTAAACAAATGAAATTTTTGATTCCACAGTATTTAGGATATATTAACCCACAACAGACCTTTTTAAAAGCTGAAGTGAAAATGACTGGTAGGGGTTTGTTGAAACCTGACCCTCGCTCTGGAGTTCATAGTCTTATAGAGAATATTCGTATTCAGGATGGTACCTCTTCTTCAACTTTAGAAGAGATTCAGAATTATAATTTATTGACCTCGCAAAAATGGAGTTATACTCATAATGAAAGTATTTCAAATAAACGAGAAGATTATGAAGGTCAGAATAAATCTACAACTCATTCTACACAGTTATTCCATAATACTCCTGCTGACTGGAATGCTGCAGTAGTTACCACAAACCCAAACAAAAGAACTGTAGAATGTATGTTTCCTTTAGATACTGGTATTTTAGGCAGTAATAAAATTTTTCCTGTTGTTGCTACACAAGGCTTGAGGCTTACAATAGACCTAGATAATGTTCGTAATGCTTGTGTTTTGAATGGTTCTGCTTCAAATGCTGGAGATATAACCTTTACAAATAGTGGCATGTTGGCTGATGGAAGTTCTGTTAATACTGCACAAGATTTAAGACTCAAAACTGCTCTTGCAACTGGTCTAGTTAAAGGGGCAGTCGCTACGGCTTCTAATGTGATTGTCCAGCGTCCGCAAGACGCAGCGAATAATGCAGGTGCGAACCGGTTAAATGCCTTAAATAACTCTAATCCATTTGCGATAGGTGATATTCTATATATATCTTTAGTGAACGGTACTAGCGAAAAACCTGTAGGTGTTATTCAGTCTTTTACTAAGGACGGTGACGGCGATTTGCAAATATCCCAAATTATGACTAGAAATGTTGGAACAACTTTAGGCACGGATTATCCAGCAGGGTCAAAACTTTATATTAAAGCTGAAGACCGCCTCCGAGTGTTAACTACAGCAGACTATTTTGATATTCCAGTCGCTAACCAGTTATTTAATGAAGCCTTAGGCTACCGTATGGAAAATGTTGAAATGGTTGTGAATCAGGTTATACCACCAGCGGAATATACAAATAATATTATGAAGGCTATTCAGTCCGGTAATGGATTAACTCTTGACTATAGAACTTTTAATACATATAGGCACCAACTCTCTTCTCGTAATGGAGTAACCGACCAACTCATCCCTGCAACACAAACAAAAGCTTATAGTATTCTTTCCGTTCCTACAGGAAGGACTAATGCTCGGCTTGTTACATGTTCGGCGTGGAGAGGAATCGTAAGTGGAGACCAAAACTACCAGTACATTCATAACGGACATCTTATTCCAAACAGGACGGTAGATTTATCAAGACTGTCTACTACTCAGCGAAAAGTTGGACAGGTTTATATTAATGAACTTGAAAAGGCTTTAGTAAATTGCGGTCTTGTTGTTAGAAATCTTTATAGTATTCAAGATAATTACTTTATTGCTAGAGGATTTAGTAAATATGGACAAGTCTATAATTTAACTGTCGGAGATCTTAACCTAAGGGTTCAGTATGAAGGGTCTAACTTTGATAAAAACTTTGTTCATTTTATTCAGTCACGAAGACAGATTAATATATCCCAACGAGGGATAGTTGTAGTTAATTAAATATTGACTATTATTTTTTAATTTCTATTTTTTTTTTTATATATTTTTATCTTATTTAATAATATAAATGTCGTATCAAGTTGTTAATCGTGAGCAAGTTGAAATCTCTCCTCTTAACCCTCCTAGTGATAATCTATACAGTTTTAGGAACGGTAATCCAGTCGTGTCCTTTGTAATCCCAAATCAGAATAAACTCCTTAAGGCTTCAAGTATTAGACTTAATGGCGAAATTATTGTGCGTAATGGTGCTGGGGCAGCTGTAAATAACAACAACGCTAAAGGTGGTGGCGGTAGCCAAGTTACTATGAATCCTAGAGTTTCTGTTCATGGTGCAATCCAGCAGATTACTATTATGAATCAAGAAAGCAACCAAACTTTAGAAACAATTAGAAACTATAATAGATACCTAGCCTCTGTGGTACCTGTTACTCAATCGCAGAATGATTTTGAGAGTCATTTGAGTTTCGGTCTTCAGGGATCTAACCATAGAGTTCATGGTAACTTTTTCAATAACCCTGTTGGATTTTGTATCCCTCTACTAACCGGTCTATTAAATTCTAATACCCCTATTCCTTTGGGAAATAACGGAGTTCGTGGGCTAGTTATTCAGCTAGAACTAACTCCTGATAATATGCTTTTGCATAATTTTAGTCGTGCCGCTAATACAGACGCTACGGCGAATGGTGGTGCATTCTACCAACTCAGAGATCTAACCCTTACTTATGAACTACTAAATGTGGATGGTAATAGCCAATCCCAAATGGGTATTCCAAGCTCAGGAGCATTTTCTTACAATTCAGTTAATAATATCTACTCTGTTATTAACGCTTCTGACCATACCCAGACCTATAATCTAGGGACAAGTAATACCCTTTCTATTATACATAACTTCGTCCCTACAACACAAATTAATAACTATCTTTTTGATAGTCTTCGTACCCCAGCCCTTAAAAATATTGTAGGTAATAACTATGGCGAAGATATTGCTGTGAATGAGGTTATTCATGCTAGGGGTGGACGCAATTTCCCAATTGATTATGAAATAGATGAAACTGTAGCTAATGCAAACTCAACCCCTATTACTAATCTAGATATGAACTTTGTTAATGCTATTAAACCAATTCCAAAATATAACCATTCCCTAAAATCTCTATTTACAGAAACAAATAAAGGCTCAAGATTTAATTATCAGTCTTTAGAAGGAATGCCTCTATCTACTGAATCCGCACTCTTTCAGAATGATCTATCAGCTGCAGGAGCGGTCGTACCTAACAACAAAGTATACGGTATTGGAGTTTCTTTTGATAATGTTTCTAAGGTAGGGGTAAGTTTTAAGGATACGCCTTATAGCCTTCGTATTAAATCGGCACTAAATGGTAATAGTCCTAACAGTATCTATACATATACATTTAACAAAAATACCCTCCTATATTCTCCGAGTGGAGTTATGGTTCAGAATTAATATGTTTTTCATTAATCTTTTTTATTTACTGTTTTTTATTATTTAAATTTTTATCTTTACAAATAATATAAATGTCTTCTCAACCTAGAAAACTCGGACTTAATGATTTGCCCGCAGCACTAAATTTGAAGCCTATGGCTGTTGTAGAGAATATGAATATTGAAACGAATATTTTAGACCCTGTTGTTGTAAATAGGGATTTCTGTAGATTTGTTTTAGAAAAAAAAGGAGTTCTTGATAGTGGTTCAATTTTTACCTTTAGACTTCTTGCTGAAAATGCTGGAATGAACGCTAGAGTTCATACCCCTATTCGTGCAGGAATCCATTCAGTTATTCGTAACGCCACACTAAAAATAGGTACTAAAATAGTTAGTCAGGTTCAAGATTATCCTTACTACAAAGTTATTAAACGGTGCTTTGTTTCACAGGAAGAAAAGGAAGGTAAGCATCATGTGAAATATGGTACGAATGACGGTCTCGCACCTTCTACACAGGCGGCTTCTGCTACCCTTGAAATGAAAACAGGATTTCAATCTGGAAATAACAAGCTCTCCTATGGAGCATTAGATCTTACAAGCCTTTCTTCTACAACCGCAGAATTTCAGATAAAACTCTCTGATATTTTCCCACTCATGAGAAATATTCAGTTGCCTCTATTTGTGATTAATGAGCCTGTTAGTGTTGAATTTACTTTTAATAATATTCAAGCAGAAGGACAGATTAATATTTCTCAGGCTGATCCCGGTGGAGGCGTAATATATCGTCCTATTGCACGACTAGACCCTAATAGTGTTCAAATGGTAGCAGATTATCTTACTTATGACGCAGCAACTATGAATGAAACCGCAAAAGAAGTTATGTCTGATACTGGGCTTTTTATTCCTTATGAGGATTTAATCCTTACAACTAATCAGATTCCGGTTCCTGTTGTTACTGGTCAGACCCATACCACAGATATAGCCGTAAGTGGTCGCAAAGTTAGGTCTATTGTTGTCCATACGAATCGGTTTAGTACTAATCCGCTTCACGGTGTCTATTCTTCGGAAGGTCTCCGTAAAGGCGAATCCTATAATTTCCGTATTAATGATACTAGCATGTATCCCAACGATGTTAACAAAGAACATAAAAAGATGCGTGAATTAAGTAAGGTTTTCGGTGTTGAGATACAAGTTCCTAAAATAGAATTTGACCTAGACCTACAGGTTGCAGACAACGGAGCAGAAAACCAAAATATTATTACTGGAACTATCACATATGAAGGAAAAGCCCAGCGAGGATCGCTAGAAGCGAAACATAACTATATTGGTGTAGATTTGCGAACCAATAATAGTATGGCTGTAGGTAATGGTCTACAAATCGGACAGAAACCCATTCAGCTAGTTAGAAAGTTTGATAAAGTTCTTGCTGCTGAAGCCCAAGCATCCACACAGCGTATTTTTGCTATGGTTGAAAGGGCTATGATTCTCAAAGACGGAAATGTTTCCGTCACCGCTTAATCAAATCGTCACCTACCGTCACTTTTTTCGTCACTCTGCTTTTCTTACCTTTTCCTTATACTTTTCTATATAATTCTTAATATATACCCCTTAATATATATTAATAGTGACGAAGTGACGATAAAATAAAAAAAGTAATATAAAATAATTGATAAATAAATAATAGTGTTTATATTTTTGTATATATATAGAGAAGGGTTGAGGATTTATAATCACCGTCATTCCGTCACTCCGTCACTTTTCCGTCACCGAATATAAAATTTAATATAGTATAATATTAAGATATGTCTAATGAAGGTGTGGGATTTACTTTAGAGGATTTTAATGATATGGCTTCTAGATATAATGCACTAAAAACAGAATATAATAATCAGAAAAAGTACAATAAAGATTTAGAAAGAGAACTAAAAAGTTTGAGCCGAAAATATCAGGGACGTATAAATAAAAATAAAAGCTATATTGATAAAATAGTAGCTTTGTCTAATAATTACATGGATACGATAATAGTATTAAATGATACAATAAGATTAATCAAGGAGGAAAAATTAATAGACGAAAAAATATCAGTTGTAGAATTTCAGGAAATAAATCTAGTAGATTATTAAATGATAGAAATAGATTTAGACCTGTATTTAACAAGAGAAGAGCAACTATATTATAGGGATTATTTATGGTTTATGACTAAAAACAATTATTTTGATCTATTATATTATTTGAAAAATAAAAATAGGTACTTTAAGTATAATGAGCTGTAAAGAAATTTGTGAATATATTAATAATATGTTAAATAGAATATTCAAGGAACTTTATAATATTAGTGTGAAATTAAATAAAGATTAATTTCAAAAAGGTGGGAGGTTGTGCCAAAATAAAAAAAATAGTAAAATGGAATATGAATTTTTGTGTTTCCATTTTATTACTTTTTTAAAAATCCAACAACCTCCCACCTTTTTGGAATTAAATAAAGATTAATAATATCTAATTAATTAATATAACTATGCCCTTCCTATGTGTATTTTGCGAAAAAGAACGCTGTTATCTTACTTATTTGTGTGATAAATGCAGAGAACAAAAACACCTAAAATTACTGTATGGTGATCGCTATGACGAAATAGTTAAAAATGTATTATTGAGAACTAAGAATAAACAAGAACATAAAATTAAAGAAGAAATAAAGAAAGATATTAGTAGTAAAAAAAAAGAGATTGAAACTGGGGACGAAACATATTACCAGCCTAAAACAAGAAGTAAGACATAATTATTCTTTAACAGGCTTACTGTCTTTAGAATGTTTTTTACCACTCATAACGGTACCATCAGGCATTTTGTGAGAATCCTTTTTAGAAGGCTTTTTTTCAGCCTTTTTTCCTTTAGGTTTATAAGTTTTACTAGCAACCTTCATAGCTTCTTTATAAGAAATCCCTTTATCCTTGCTTACTTTCTTAATGTGGTCAGTCCATTCAGTCATTTTATAATATAGTCATATATAAAAAATTTTATATATAAACTAAACAATATTTAAATTTCTCTTCATGAGCAAATAATAAATGTTTTCTACTTTTTTCATGACCATATTTTTTCCGCCTCTGAAGAATAGAACCACATTCACAAGTATATTTAGATAGACATTTATCAATATATTTTTGTTTATCCTCGTCTTTATAGATTGAAAATAATACAGTATTCAATTCAGGTTTATAAGTCCGTAAATAATAGTCTTCTCTTTCTAGAAGTTTATTATTATTATTAGGAAGATTATTAAGTAAAACAATTTCTAGTATTTCAACAATACAATTAGAATAATCTCTTTTTACTTTACATTCTCTAAAGTGTTTATATAATTTAGAATTTGTTTTAGGATCACTTGCACAATAAGCCCTAAAATAATGTCTTTTTAATCTACTATTAAGATTACAGGTAGATCCAATATATGATTTACCTTCAAGAGTTAATTTATAGATACAAGTAAAATTTTCTTTAGACTTAGCCATTTTATTATATATATATATTAGAAAATTATTTAGCAACTTTTACGCAAAAGTTTAGTTAATCTTTTTTAGAATACTTTGTAGATTCCGAAACTGAATGAAGCATTTTAGCTGCAACCTCTTCTTTCTCTTTGTTAACGGCTGGGAACTTCTCAGACAAATAGATATGTCTGAGCAAACTGCTGGAAATTTGTTTTCCTGTAGGCTTAAAAACCTTTTGAATAAATTTAGTTAACTGATTAGCGTTCATGGGTTTTTTATGTTTAGTTAAAAGTAAATAACCACTTGTATTAAACTTCAGCCATATATTCAGAATACTATTTAATTTTTTACCCACTTCTATTTTTCTTGTAC